TTTTAATAAATAATAAAGCATTTTCAATGATGGAAGAAAAGTGTAAATATTCAAATTTTTGATGGTTAAAATTAATACTTTTCGCTACGCTTAGAGAGCGCAAATTCCTGTTGGGAGTGTGGCGGAATTGGTAGACGCGCCGGACTTAAAAGACAACAAATAATCATATACACTAGCGAACAGTACTTTACAGCGATTGGTCAAAAGCCAGTCGCTTTCTTAATTTACAACCTATCCACTTAAGGATAAATATCCAACATAAATCTAGCGTATATTTTTCACACTAAACAATGCCTACATCACTTGATTTAGAGCGGCAAGTAAATTTTGAGCGGAAGCAAATTAAAGGAGGTCTAGAGCGATTCCAAAACAATACTAAAAAGCTATTGGATAAGGACTATGCATCTGCCACCGTTTTCGGCTCGTCATCAATAGAAACTCTCTTGCCTTATTTAGTTAAGTATATTGATGCAAAGAAAGAAGAAAGACAAAGCATATTAGTAGGAAGACAATTACATTTAATTCCTTATCTAATTTCTCTTGATTCAGAATCACAAGCAGCTATTACTGCCAAAATAACCTTTGATAAAATATTCTCCCCACGCAAGGACAATAGCAAGGTTGCTAATGTCGTACAGGCAATCGGCTCTGCTTTAGAGGCTGAGTGCCAGATGAGATACTATGAATCCAGTGCACCAGGGCTTTTTGAGACATTAAAGAAAAATTATTGGCATCAAGCAAAGGGTACAGCTTACAAAGCTAAATCCATGAAAACCTTGATGAATAAGCACGAAGACATAGAACAATGGAAGTCATGGAACAGGATTGAACGTATCAAGGTAGGTACGTGGTTCTTAGATTGTCTTATGGAATCCTCTGAATGGTTTGAAAGAGAATTATCTATGAATAGAGGTAAGAAACAACAATTTGTTGTACCTACTGAAAAGTTCCACAAAAACAAGGAAGAAATCATAAGATTAGCTGAATTATTCAGTCCATTAGCATGGCCGATGCTTATCGAACCAAGAGATTGGTCATGCGTACATGATGGAGGATATTATCTGAATGATTTAACTAAGTGCCATGAGATGGTACGAAGAGGTAAACCCCTATGTATACAGGGGGAAACTACCTATCAATTCCTTAATGAAATACAGAAAGTTAAATACCGTTTAAACCCATTCATAGTAATGGTTGCGGAAGAACTAGAGGAAAGAGAAATAGAGGTAGGAAAATTTCGTCCTGTTATTAATCATCCTGACCCTCCCAAGCCTCCAAACATGGAGGATGAAGAGAGTAGAAAACAATGGAGAAAGGATAAGGCAATAGCACGTAATAAGAATGCTAATGAGTGGAGAATCTCTTGTAGAACTCGGATGACAATGAATTGTGTCAGAGAGTTTAAAGACAAGGAATACTTTATCCCATGGTCCTTCGACTATCGTGGTAGAGCATATCCGATACCTAGTTTCTTAACACCTCAAGATACAGACTTTGGAAAAAGTTTAATTAGGTTTGCTGATGAAGAACCTATAACTAAGGATGGGATGAAATGGTTAGCTTTCCAAGTAGCTACAACTTATGGTCTTGATAAAGCGACTATGGAGGAGCGGTTAGCTTGGGTAGGTAAACCAATAAATATAGAATTAATTAAACGAGTAGCAACAGATCCTATAAACAACATAGGAGATTGGGAAACAGCTGATGAACCTTTCGAGTTCCTTGCTGCATGTGAGGAATACTATTCTGTTGTCTTACTTAAGACAAGAACAACAACAGGTCTACCTGTGGCAACCGATGCCACCTGTTCCGGCTTGCAGATACTTGCAGGCTTGGCTCGCGATAAGTCCACAGCAAGCTTGGTAAATGTAATACCAAGTGATAAACCTCAAGATGCATATCAAGTAATAGCAGATACAAGTAGGAAAGATATACCTGAAAGGCTTAGACCTTACTGGGATAGAAAGAAGACCAAAAGATGTGTCATGACTATTCCTTATAACGCTAAACCATTCAGCAATCGACAATACATAAGAGATGCATTCGATGATATTGATGTCGAGGTAGATAAGGATGAACTAACACAAATAGTTCAAGCAGTGCGAGATGCTATGGAGTCAGTCGTACCAGGACCTATGAAGGTTATGCGATGGATTGAGATAGAGGTATCTAATGCAATTAAGAAAGGAGCTGAAGAGATAACTTGGGAGACTCCCTCTGGTTTTAGAGTAAACCAACGCCTTATGAAATACGATTACAAAAATGTTGAATTACATTTAATGGGTCGTTGTCGAATAAAGGTTATTGATGGAGAAAAAGGTATAGACCTTAGACATCACAAGAATGCTACAGCACCTAACTTAATTCATTCATTAGATGCAAGCTTATTACATTTAAGTGCTACTAAATTCAATGCACCTATAGCTCTTATACATGACTCAGTTCTATGTAGAGCTACTGATATGTCCCACCTGTCCACATTGGTACGGGACACTTACATGCACCTCTTTGCAGAGCATGATTTCTTAAAAGATTTTGCCCAAGCTATTGGAGCTGAATCTGAACCGCCGATCATTGGTGACCTTGAACCGGAAACCGTGATTGAATCCACTTATTTTTTCTGTTAATGAGAAACATACACATAACAAAAGAGCCTGTAACACTAACTGGTTATCAGGCTGTGCTGAGACCAAGTAAGTTTGGTTATTCACTGAAGGCATTAGTCGACAGTAAATTAGTAGACGAACTTGAGACTGAAAGAGAAGACTGTCTTAAATGGGCAGAGTCAAAGCTTAAGAATCCAAAGAGAGCTACATTAAAACCTACTCCTTGGGAGGAAGTTGACGATGGTAAATACATCGTTAAGTTTTCTTGGGCTGAGGACAAGAAGCCACCTGTAGTAGATACAGAAGGAACACCCATAACTAATACGGATACACCGGTATATGAAGGGTCAAAGGTTAAAATTGGCTTTATTCAAAAGCCTTATATACTTCGCGATGGCGTTACCTACGGTACTTCTCTTAAGCTTTCGGGCATACAAGTTGTATCAGTCCAAACCGGAGCTGGGGTTGATACTGGGGACTTGGATGAAGCAGGCGTAGCAGAGCTTTTCGGAACTACTGCTGGCTATAAAGCTGACGATCCTAATGTCACTCCTGACACAACTCCCAGTTCAGTAGAGGAAGACGACTTCTAATGTTTAAGTCAGGATTAGAGGAGAAAGTCTCTGATCTTTTATGTCAGTTAGGTGTGGATTATGAATATGAAGGTAAGAGTTTTTCTTATACGATCAAACATCAATACACACCTGATTTTATTCTGCCTAACGGAGTAATACTAGAAACTAAGGGATACTGGAAACCCGAAGACAGACGTAAAATAAAACAGGTAATTTTAGAAAATCCGGAAATAGATTTACGTCTTGTATTTCAAGATCCCTATAAAAAAATAAATAAAAAATCAAAGACAACCTACGCAAAGTGGTGTCAGAGATATGGAATTAAATGGTGTGCTTTTCACGCCATACCAATTGATTGGCTTCGATGACTGAAAGCGAATTTATTAGACACGAACCATGTCCAGACTGTGGCTCGTCTGATGCTCTAGCGGTATATACAGACGGGCACACTTATTGTTTTAGTTGTCAAGCTAGAACTGCTGGAGATGGGCAAGAACAACAACTACCCATGCAAACAGATGTTAATTTCAAAGGATCAGCCCAAAGGCTGCACAAACGAAGAATTAGCGAAAAAGTATGCCAGTTTTACAAAATCTACAGAGACGATGCATACTTACGCTTCCCTTATTTCGACAGCAATGGATGTCTTAAAGGATTCAAAGTAAAAACCAAAAGTAAAGATTTTAAATATGAAGGGCAAACCACCGATACCCTATTCGGTCAGCATTTATTTCCTACTAGCGGCAAGCGTATTGTTATTACTGAGGGAGAACTAGATGCTGCAAGCTGTTTTGAAGCGATGGAAAACTGGCCGATGGTTTCGCTACCACATGGCGCAGCGTCCGCACAAAAAGACATTAAAAAACAAATACCTTTATTACAAGGCTATGAGAAGGTTGTCCTGTTCTTCGACAATGACGATGCCGGACGAAGAGCTACTGAACTTGCAGCGCAAGTCTTACCAACAGGTAAGGTCTTCATTGCAAGAATGGACAAATATAAGGATGCGTCAGAGGCACTCCAAAACGATGATGCAAATGCTGTTAGACGTGCCATATATGATGCGAAACCGTATCAACCGGATGGCATCGTTGATGGGAAGACGTTACTCGAAGCGGTAACAACTCCAAGTCCTCCTTGTAATCACGAATATCCCTTTCCTGGACTGCAATCTATGACTCATGGCATACGCTATGGGGAGCTCACAACTATAACAGCAGGCACAGGTCAAGGTAAGAGTACATTCTGCCGACAGCTGGCAACAGAACTTCTTAATAAAGGAGTACCAGTAGGGTACATCGCATTAGAAGAATCTAACAGGCGAACAGCTTTAGGACTTATGTCTGTAGCTGTGGGTAAAGCCCTGCATCTTGGTACACATGAATACACCACCCTTAAAGATGCCTACGACAAAACAATTAAAGACTGGAAGCTTTATTTATACGATCATTTTGGTAGTTTATCTAGTGATATTATCTACAGTCGTATCGAATACATGGCTCTTGGTCTAGATATAAAAATAGTTTTCCTCGATCACTTATCAATATTACTGTCCGGCTTGGATGGAAATATGGATGAGAGGAGAACAATAGATAAAACCATGACTGACTTAAGAAGTCTGGTTGAACGTACAGGAATTAAATTATTTTTAGTTTCTCACTTAAGACGTGCCCAAGGAGATAAAGCGATAGAAGATGGACAGAAAGTTTCGATTGGTATGCTTCGCGGATCTGCAAGTATAAGCCAGTTATCCGACACCGTACTCGCCTTGGAACGCGATCAGCAGAATCCCGATGATGTCTCAACTTTAAGAGTTTTAAAGAACAGATACTCAGGCGAGACAGGTGTAGCTGCTGAACTGAAATACGATAAAGACACCTGTAAATTTAATGAAACTACGAACACAATTTTCAGTCCCACCACAGACTTCTGAGGAACTGAAGAAACCAAACCCACCTAGTAAACAAGCAGTTAAGAAAGCCAAGTTTAAAGATAAAACTTATGTCGGAAAAACAAATGCTCGTATTTGATTGCGAAACTAACGGATTATTACATGACGTTTCTGAGATACATTGCGTTGCCATCTGGGACTCCGAAAAGGAGGAAACCACCGTATTTAACAATAGAGGTGACAAGTGCCCACCGATCACGGAAGCTTGTCATTGGCTCAGTACGGCTGATGTCATTGTTGGTCATAACATCATTGGTTATGACTTACCTGTTTTTCGGAAAGTATATCCTTTTTTTCATACTGCTGCTGAAGTTGTGGATACTCTTGTGCTATCTCGCTTATATCATCCAAACATGATGGAGATAGATAAGAGAAGAAATATTGAACGCATGCCATTACAACTTTATGGTCGACATTCTTTAGAAGCTTATGGCTATAGGCTTGGCGAATATAAAGGAGAGTTTGGCAAAACAACTGACTGGCAAAACTGGTCACAAGAGATGCAAGATTATTGCGTCCAAGACGTACACGTTACAACAAAATTATGCGAGCACTTCCGCCCTTACATGACTGGCTCGCGTTAGAACACCGAGTCGCAGAAATTTTAACAGAACAAGAAATACATGGATGGTACTTTGATGAATCAAAAGGTCAGCAACTTGAGTCATATCTCCGAAGAGAGATGGAAGAGACTGCTGCAATACTTCGAGGACAATTCCCTTTCGTTGGAGGAAAGATGTTCACTCCTAAACGAAATAACAAGTCCACCGGTTATATCGAAGGATCTGAATCACAAAGATTAATTGAATTTAACCCAACTTCACGAGATCACATAGCATGGATACTTCAGAATCGTCTGAAGATTACATTGACCCAGACTACAACGACTGGGAAACTAATTATAGACGAGATTACATTGAAGGAGATAGATCATCCCTTTTGCAAATTATGTGCGAAAGCTTTGGATCTGAAAAAGAAGCTAGGAATGATATCGCAAGGCGTGAACGCATGGCTCAAGCTATGTACGACATCTAGCCGATTGCATCATCATTGCTCAGTTTCAACTAACACTTTTCGCTGTGCACATCGCAAGCCAAATCTTGCCCAAGTTCCAGCTGATGAAAAGTTTAGAGAACTATTTACTGCATCCCCTGGTATGACTATGGTTGGAGCAGATTTAAGCGGAATCGAATTGAGAATGCTTGCCCACTATCTTGGCAGATATGACGGAGGTCGATACGCCGACATATTACTCAATGATGATATTCATCAAGTTAATGCTGACAAAATAGGAATAACTAGAAGACAAGTTAAGACGGTAACTTATGCCTTTCTTTATGGGGCGGGCAACCTAAAACTAGGTCTGTCATACGATAAGTCCCTAACTCCAGCTAAGGCTAGTAAGAAAGGACAAGAAATTAGAAAAGCTTATGTTGACGCTATTGACGGATTAGCTGAGCTATTAGCAGCGGTAAATACTAAAGCTAAACAAGGCTATTTGATGGCTATAGATCAACGTAAGGTTTTAGTTGATAGCCCTCACAAGGGACTGAACTACCTTTTACAATGCGGAGCTGGTGTTGTTGCTAAAAGATGGATGGTTATAGCTAATAACGGCATACATAACATTCACACTAAACAACTTGCCTTCGTACACGATGAATTGCAGTACGAAACTATTCCTGATGATGCAGTAAATCTAATGAATCTTTTAGAGACAGCTGCAAGATTATCAGGCGAATATTACAACTTACGTTGTCCCATAGCAGCTGAAGCAAAGCAAGGTTTGACATGGGCTGACGTGCATTAAATATATGAAATTACTAATTGATTGCGACTACATAGTATATAAATGCTGTGCAGCTGCTGAAACAGAATTAGATTTTGGTGACGATGTAATAGTAGTAACTTCACAATTTAGTGAAGCTATGAAATGCGTTGAAAAAGAATTAGATAAAATTAGAAATGAATTTCCTTTTCATAAGGATATAATTTTATTTTTTACAAGTCCTAATAATTTTAGGAAAAAAATTTTACCGGAATACAAGGGTCATCGAAATAGAAAAAAGCCGTGTGGTTTCAAAAGGGTCATAAATGCACTCAAGAAAAACTACAAGGTAATTATTAAAGATAGCCTCGAAGCTGACGATAGCTTAGGAATTTACGCCACTAAATATACAGGCAACATTATTGTCTCTCCTGACAAGGATATGAGACAGATTGCTGGTAAATTATATGACTTCAATGAAACAGTTGACATTACACCTGAGGAAGGTGCTAAATGGCATCTAATTCAGACGATGGCAGGCGATAACACTGATGGCTACAGCGGTGTGCCAGGAATTGGTATAAAACGTGCTGAAAAAATCTTTCAAGAAAAAGGCTACACATGGAAAGCAGTTGTAGAAACTTTTGAGGAGAAAGGCATGACTGAAGAAGATGCATTAACCAATGCAAGACTCGCAAGAATATTAACCTTCGATGATTATGACTCAGAAAAACAAGAACCAATCTTATGGACCGCCACCTCCAATTACAAAGTTGACGATGGAGCAAGACTTGAAGCTGCGACAGCTTGAGATCTTACTCGCTAAACCTGAGACAAAAAAGGAAGACATTATTACTGTAATGATTGCTCTTCAAGAACAAGCTTTTGTCTTATCAAATTGCATAACAAATCTTATAGAAAAATGGCCGAAACCACCAACGACCACGGACCTCAATACTACAAACGAGGTTCCATTGATGTTTGGGATTTTATTAGAGACCAAGGACTCGGATACCACCTCGGAAACGTAATCAAATATATATGCAGAGCTGGATATAAAGACAACGACATACAAGATTTATCAAAAGCAATCCACTACCTATCTAATGAAATCGAACATAGAACCAAACAAAATTGCGAGAACTGGGAGAGTTCAGCAATGGATCGACAACCCTAACTCCCGTCTACCCGTTTCATGCACCGTCTTTGTAGTCGAAGACTCAATGGAAGGACCAAACGGAATCGAAGCAAGCTGGCGATTTGTATCGCACGCTCTCCGCTATGGAGCAGGCGTTGCAGTCCACTTGTCGAAACTTAGACCCAGCGGAACGGAAACAAATAAAGGACCAGATACTCTCGTTGCATCAGGTCCAACATCATTCGGAAAAATCTACTCAACATTAAATGAAATTCTTAGGCGCGGAGGGACGTACCGCAACGGTGCTTGCGTTCTTCATCTTGATATTACACATCCCGATATTAATATTTTCATCGAAACTCCTCGGCACGATTTACCGTGGGTTAAACGGTGTATCGACATTGGAGGACAAAAAGACTGGAATAATACAGAACCTTCAACAAAGAAAGCAATCCTTAGAGGCATTGCAAGAGGAGACATTTGGCTCAACAAAATAAAACACGACAATGAAGGAAACAGAATCTATGGGAATGTATGCCTCGAAGTATTTTTGCCCTCACGAGGAACTTGCCTCCTCCAGCATATTAATTTGTCAGCCTGTCTTATCGGGGACATTCGAGAAGCTATGCGTATCGGTATGTCAGAACTGTGCGATCTCCATGGCAAAACAGGTGTTGGATCAACTGGAGAATACCTCCCGCCCGAAGAGGATCGCCAAGTCGGACTTGGATTCCTTGGACTA